GCTTATATTAATTTTACAGCCAATGAGGATATTTTTATTTATCCAGTTGGATATGACCCTTGGGGAAGAAATACATTGTTTGAATTCAGTCCAGGAGTGAAAGATTGGAAGTTACAAAGAAGTTGGGGAAAAGGATGGCGAGATATCCCTTTAAATTTAACCTGCGCAGGAACATGGTGCGGTGCTCCTAATAACTTGGGAGTCGCGTATTCGTGGGTTCTAAGAGAAGATAGAGACTATAAGGTAAGAATAGTCGCTTTAAAGAATAGTCCTTATGATACGATTAAATGGGCTGTAAATTATGAAGATAAAGAATACTTAGACCCAACGTGGGAATCTCCGTTTGAAATAGCAGAAACAACCGAAGAAAAGTTAATAGACACAGATTATCAAACATATTTAAGAGAAAGCGATTCTTTGAGACTTAGAAAAGATGATTATTATAAGAGTTTTGATGCTAGTGAGAGGCGGTTGTTGATTGAGAATAGTAAGTTTGAGACGGAGATTGAATTTTAAATTGGTTAGTGATTATAAAGTTTATGTCGGTGCTGGTGAGGATGTGAAACTTAATGAGATGTTGTTTATTAATTGGTCTGATGAGAAGTCTGATATTTTTGATTTGATTGCTTCTTATGATATTAAGAATGGTTATGCTAGGAATGACCGAGATTATTGGTTTAAGTATGGTATTGATTATGTCGTTGAGGATTGTGTTGCTTTGCCTGTTGATAAGGTTGAGAGTGATTCTAAAATTAAATTTCCTTTGGAATATTGTGAAAATGTGACTCGGACTAATTGGACTCGGTTTGAGTATTTGAGTGAGTTGCCTCATAAGAATATTAGTGTTGGTTTGTTTGGAAATGTGAGTTTTGGTGAAAATATTGAGTGGGTTCCAACGATTGTAGGTTTTGAGATTTTGGAGTTTGCTGAATGGGAAGTGACTGCTGGAACTGCTTTTGAATTTGATACAGATTATGGTGCTCATAATTCATTGGTTAAAATTAATGATACTCATTATTTAAATACTTATACTGGATCTGGGAGTGATGGATATGCAGTTGTCTTAATAGTTGATGGAACTACTATTACAAAAGGAACTGCCTATGAGTTTGATAATAGTAGAGGAGAATATAATTCATTGGTTAAGAGTAAATGAAACTCATTATTTAAATGTATATAGAGGAGTATAGTTATCAAGGAAATGCAGTTGTTCTAATGATTGATGGAACTACTATTACAAAAGGAACTACTTATATATTTGATACGGCTTATGGGGCAGAGCATTCAATTATTAAAATAGATGAGACTCATTATATAAATGCTTATTATAATGGGAAAGGAATTACAACTATTTTAAAGCTAACTGGGAATACCATTTCAAAAGAAAATTCTTTTGAATTTTATTCTACATCAACATTTGACAACTCTTTAATTCAAATAAGTGAAAACCAATATATAAATACATTTTCAGGTAGCGGAAGTGACGGATATGCAATTATTTTTGAGGTAGAAATAAATGAAACTGAAATAAATGATTCATGCACATACACATCAGGAGATTGGAATATTACTATGTCAGATTATTGTATCTTAGATACAAATACAGACATAGGTGCAAACGATATAATCTTTTTTGGAATAGGAAACTGTACAATCAATTCTAAAATAGAAGTAGCAAACATGATTCCCCCTACAACTGGCGGAACAGTTTACATAGATTCAAATGCGGAGATAATAATAGGATGAAACAACAATTAAATAAACGACAAGGAGGTAATAAATATATGAAAAACAAAACATTAAGTATCTTTGTAGGAATAACTTTAGTATTATCTTTAATGGTATTAGGATTTGCACAAGTAAGAGCAATTGTAAGTATTAGAAAATGGAGATATAATTTTAACTTCACAAGAATTTGTAAGTTTAAGTGATGAACAAATTGCAACTTATATGTATAATGAATTCACTATTTCAGAAATCAATTTACAAAATGATAAAATAGAAATTGTTTACAATTTAGTTTATGTTGAACCAACCCATAATAATAATACATACAGAGTATTTAATCATGGATTTCAAACTTATGTAACTTATGATTTACTTCAAGAATGTTTAAGTCTTGTAGACATGACTACTTGCGTAGGATTACTTGTAACAAACACAGAAGCATACACATACAACATTGATGAAAATACAACAAGAACTATTACACCAACTTATGTAACTGCTCTGAATCAAGGAATTCAAAAATACGAACAAACTTTAGCATTAAGAGATAGTATAAGTCAAATGACAACAATGGAATCGTTCATTGATCAACTTGAATAACTGTTGTAATTCTTAAATTATAATAACCTTTTTATATAGTATTTACTCTCTATAAAATCTATGAAAAGATTCCATGTTGTTGATGCAGATACATTGCAGATCAGACGTAGTAAACTTCAATTTAGGTAAACAAAAAAACCAAATTTTTACCTGTGATTTTTCTTCTGCAAATGCCGCACAACAATATATTTCTTCTTTGGATTTTGGATTAGATCAATTCTATGAAATTTGGGATGACAAAGAACAAGAAGTTATTGATTATAGAAGTTACTTTAACAAAACTGCGAAGAGTCCTAGAAAAGTGAGGTCAATTAAAAGATGAGAAAAAAAGTATTATGTCAGAGGTGTGGAAGAACCCACCAATTCTCCTCACTAAGAAAAGAAATTCATGGAGAAAGACTTCTATGTCATATTTGTTATAAAAGAAAAAATGACGAAAGACTTAACAAGAGATTAAAAAATCTCCCAGAGATTAATAACAATAGTGTAAAATTACCCATTAATTCTATTTACACTCCACAGAATAGACCTGGGGAGTTTCTTGGGGGTTATTTGAGTAAGGGCGAGGGTGATTTCTTGAAGTCTAAGTATGGTTATGATAGTTTCAAGAATGGAAAGGGAAAGTTTGAACCTCTTGAAAGAATCAAAAGAGTATTGAGAATTAAGAAAAAGAAAATTGTTAAAGAACACAAAACAGATTTAAATGAGAAGTTCTTGGAGGGATTACCACAATGAGCTTCACAGGATCAGAAATAGTTCTACTTAAATGTACAGTATGTTTATTCCTAGGGATGGTTGTAGGAGTTATCATGACACATAGTTTTAATTACAGAGAGATTCATACAAATGCAAAGGAGGAAATGTAAATAAAAATGTCATCATTAAAAGAAGAAGCACAGGCATATGAGCCAAAAAGAACGCTAAACATAACAGACTTAGATAGAGCGGATTTGTCTTTTCCAATTGAAACTAGACATGGGGAAAATAAGGATGGAGAAAGTTATACCTACAAAGTTATGGTTGTTAATGAACAAGAATACAGAGTTGCGTGGACAGTTCTTGAAGAGATTAAGAAAATGTTAGCTTTGAAACCCGACTTAAAATTTGTTAAAGTAACAAAGACTGGAGAAGGTAAAGCTACTAAATATTCTGTTGCTTTATCAGAATAAGTTTCAACAGAAACAATTAAATAATTTATTATTATTATTAATTTATGCGGGAGAAATAGTTGAGTTTAACTAACTCGAAACAATTGGTAAGTAAAGTAGTTCTTTATGAGGTAGGTTCAAATCCTGCTCTCCCGCTTCGGAGCAGTTGGTAGCTAACTCCATAAAAAATTGACTACCTGCATTTTAGGTAATGTGGACACCAAGGAAAGACTTGGAACGGAGAGAGTAAGTAGAGTAAGAAATTACTCTCTCCATTCATATTCACTAGGCTGGGCATGGCAAGGCAAGGCATGGCAAGGCGAGGCAAGGGAGTTTGCATGTTCTCTTAAAAACATGTTACCTTTCAAATATAGCTGAAAGGAGGTTAAAAAATGAAAATAAAAGCAATTAATACAAAATATAAAGGATATTATTTTAGGTCAAGATTAGAAGCCAGGTGGGCAGTTTATTTTGATTCAATGGATTTAAAATGGGAATATGAAAAAGAAGGATTTAATTTTGGAAATGGGATAAATTATCTACCAGATTTTTGGTTTCCAGAATTAGAGATGTGGGGAGAGGTAAAACCAACAGAATTAAATAAAGATGAGATGGATAAAGTTGCTCTGTTAGTAAAAGGGACACATAAACATTGCATTATTTTGTCTGGAATTCCTGAAAGAAAACCCTATGAAATTATTTTCCCAGATATAGATGTTTATGGAAAACCATTGATAGATGGTTCTGGAGAAACAGGTTACTATTGTAATGGAGAATTTTATGAATATCCTGGCGAAGAATTAAATATAACCTTACTTTCAACAAATTGTGCAATTTCTAATTATCATAATTATCCCAAAAATGAGGGTAGATTTTATACGGCTTTTGATGATGCTGAAATAAATGAAGATTATTTTAATGATATAGATCG